ATTACAAATCCTACCCCTGATGTTAACGCCCCTAAACCAATAAGAAGCGGGCCAAGTGCAGCAACAATCCCGATGATAATTGCAATTGTTTTTTTCGCTCCATCACTAAGATTTTTAATCCAGTCTATAAGATCCCGTAATGTAGCAGTAAGAAAAACTAATATTGGAATCAGTATGGTTTTGAGTTCTTTCCCAATAGTAATTAATGTGGCTTGCATAGTGGATGTTACAATATTCCATTTTTGTTTCAACGTCATGGAAACTATTGAAAACGCCTTATCAGTACGCCCTAATGATCTTGTCATCTCATCAAATATCATACGGTTGTGTTCAATATTTCCACCCATGATATCAAAAATACCTGTCAATGCCCGGATATTACCAAAAACCTTTTTTGCAATTTCTATATCACCAAATTCATCTACTTTATTGGTAAATGTTTCTAATGCTTTAAATAATCCGTCATCTCTAATACTTTTTCTGAATTCAGTAGCAGACCAGTTTAAATCTCTTAATGCCGTTTTTGCTTCTTTAGATGGGCCGATCAATTGTCCTAATGCTTGTCGAAGTTGCACAGCAGCAGTTTCTGCCGGAGTACCTGTTCTTGTTAATGAAGCCACCCCCGCAGCAATTTGATCAAATGAAACACCAAGTTTAGAAGCAATTGGAAACACATGGCCCATAGCAGTTGCCATATCTTCTGCTTCCACCTTACCAAGCCGAACAGCATTAATAAGAACGTCTGTTGCTTCTGCGGCCCCTAAATTAGTATCTTTATAGGCATTCATTGCAGATGTAACGTTATCTGCAACTAATTTCACCTCACCTAATCCAGCAGCGGAAGCCTTTGCAGACGCCTTCAATACATCCATAGCTTCCGAACCCCGTAATCCGGCAGATGTAATAAAATACATGGCCTTTGCTAATTCTTGTGGACTTTTTCCAACAGCAGAGGCAAGATCTAAAATATCGTCCCTCCATGCATTTACTTGTTGTCTGGAAACCCCTACCAAACTTATCATTTTTGTTAATGCAAATTCAAAATCCATTTCCATTTTGCCAGCAGCCACCCCAAGTGCAATTATAGGGGCGGTAACATACATGGTCATATCTTTCCCAACCTGCTTTATTTTTTTCCCGGCTTTTTGCACATCCTTTCCAAGTTTCTTGAAGTCTCTACCTGCTTTAGCAGTTCCTTCGGAGATAGTATCTTCAGCAGATTTCATGTCTTTTTTGACCTGCTTAATGCCTTTCTCAAATTCATCCATGTCAATCCCTAAAGAAGCAATTAACGAACCTATGTTTACATTTGAAATCATTTTTCTATCCTTTAGACTTACGTTTCGCTGCTGCGTTTCCCCTTGCTGCTACACCTAACATGGTATTAAGCATATCGTTCATAGATTGTGGTTCTTTTTCAACTTCCTTGTCCCATGTAAAAGGAATAAGTTTTTGTGCTGTGAATTCCGGTTTCTTTAACGACCGTTCTGATGAATTCCATAAATGAACAGCAAGAAACCGAGCAACTTCCATTGAAGTCTTAAATTGCTGTTCTTGCTGTTTGTCTATAATAGTCATAGCATGTGTAAATTCAACTGGACACAAATCGTAAAATTCATCAGAACTTATATGTAAGGTTGCTAACGCCACACCACAAGTCAGATCAAAATCAAATCTGGTAGGGGCACTTACTTTTTTTGTGGTCGGGATGCTTTAGGCATGGCCGATTCTTCTTGTTTTGGAAAGAATGCCGGGATAAGTTTAATAAAATCAAATAGGCATTCATCCAAGACCTCTTCCATTTGATCTTGTTTTAATTCAAAAGTCTTTTTCTCAGCTTTGCATCCACTTTCAATGGCATAGAAAAGTAAGTCTTCTATTTCCCCACCATAAATGTTTTGTAAAGCACCTTCGTCCATTAAGGATTTTCCGGTTTTTTCTTGAAATCTTTTTAACGCTGAATACGCAATTCTAATTGGAAGCTCTCCAAAGGATTCTGTTTTTAAATACTTAATCATGATTATTAGTTTTAGAAATTATACCGTGAGTAGGTAAAAATAAAATTACAATGTTTCTTCATTAAGCTTCGTTAGAACTTGCCGAACTTCCTTCCACAGCAACCACTCCAGAAATCTGAATAGTCACATCCATAGTGATTTTATCACCAATAGGAATAGAAGTAGGTAATTCAGTAACAAGCCCGTTGAATGTAAAAATTGTTTCATCTACATCCGGGAAATGAATTTCATACGGTTGGATATCATCATTTTCAAAATCTGTATTGAAAAGATCAAATCCATCTCTTGTAAAGTTCATGTTCAAAGTAACCGTTCCCGGTTCTCTTAGACCACCAATATATTGACGATACCCATCTACATCTGCTAAATTGGTAACATCAATAGTTTCTCTTGATTTTCCAGGGCCTTCAATACTATTGATTTCGCTAATCTCAACACCATCTCTTAGAAACTTCGTTCCTTGTCCTGTAATTGCTTCGCTTTGTGCCATAATCTACAAATTTAATTTAATTAAACATTCCTTCTCTGTGTTTGAAAATTAACAACTATTATTGCTCTATTGTTGTCGTCATACCCTATATGATACGGGGCAATAGTTTCCCGGATCAAAGCGTAGAAAATATTATTGACAATATACGTCTTTCCTTGCAATATTCCAACAAGATTATAAATAACATTCATTGCATCAGCATAATTATTGTTTCTAACCCTTATTTGTATATCATCCCGGTTGTACTGTCCATTTTCTAAAGTCAAGTCCGGCATCCCCCCACCTGTATCATAAATGGTAACACAGTTATCTGGGGATGCTGGTTCATAAGAAACAAACAGATCAGTTCCAAAAACCAGCCCAAGACCACTTTCGGATTCTAACATCGTTTTTATATCTATTGCAGCGGAATTCATTTCTTTGCCTTTCTTTTTACTTTAATATTATTTGCCAATATCTTAATAATATCACTTTTATTATTTTCCAAATTCCTTTGAAACCACTTTCCACCAGATCCAGATTTTGACCAGTTAGTATCACTATCTGACATTTCATGAACAGCAGCAGCATAATTGGCAGAATATCCGAACATCATATTAGGATGTTTTTTTGCCTTTGATACAGATGCAGCAGTTGCAACAACATTTCTTTGTAGTGCCCGATCAGAAGATGAAACTTCCGCTGGCTTTAGCAAAGGGTAATCAACTGTTCCAACTGCCCCTTTCCCTTTAATAACTGTAAAATAACTTGCACGTAGATTCCCTGTATCCAATGGTGTTACAGGGGTCGTAGTTTCTGTTGATTTTCTAATAAGCATAGAAACTTCAATAAACCCTTTGTTAGTTATACTTGATTGTATATCCTCAAGTGTTTTATTAAGATTTCGCATAAAGTCATCTACACCCTTTATGCTTCCTTTGTACGTGTTATTAGTTTTTTTAGCCATTACAAAAACGCCTTTCTTACAAATTCAGTTGTTGACTTTATCATAGGGACTTTAGTAAACCGTTTTACTTCATTCGCCCCTTCTACATTTTTTGGATCCGCTTCTGATGCTATATCTACCAATGTGCCAAGATATAAATAATCTGTTCTGGCAATGTCCTGTGTTATTATAATCTCTGCTTTGCTGACAAACTCCTTTCCATTATCATCTACACTCATCTCATCTTTCTCCACCCACCTACATTTGATTTCAACCGGGAGGGCAAATGAAGTCTTTCCAAACCCATCAGTTCCATTGTTTGCCCAATGGACAGCAGTCTGGACACAAATCGTTTCTATAAATTTAGTAATTCCCATTAGTCTCCCTCTCTAACAGCAAAAAATGTAACATTCTTTCCAGCCAAACTTTTTAAAATACCAGTTGTATCTATTGCTATTGCCATCTGTCCGTATGAAGTTTGTTGCAGCCCCGTATAAAATAAACCCGCATATTTAATATATGCATCCCCAGCTCCTTCTTCCCTTGCTTGCCTTTCTTTGGAAATGGCAATAAGATGGGCAGTAATCCATCTTTCTATTTCCTTTAGCATATTTTCCGTTACTGCTATTCCAGAAAACCATCCTTCTATTGAAGCATTAGCACTACCAATATAAGTATCAACATTGGTGTCCTCCATATCAGTCTCTATAATTGCCTTGACTTCTGCTGCCGTAACTCTTACCATGATTGCTATTTTTTACGTATTTTTAAAAACTTAGGATCAATCCAATTAAGAATTTCAGTTTTCCATTCTAACCCCAACCATTCTATTAACTCCCATATTTGCCCATAATCTCCGTAAGCCATACGATGCGGCCAAATAACTTTACAATTCATTCCCTCATCAATCATTTGTGAAAATCTACTCTGGTAAGATCGACACATATCTATCCAACCATCTTTATCATCATGTTTATTCATATACCCTGTTTTAAGACAAGAATTAACAATATCACCCGGTCTTCTTCTGACAATAATATGTTTGGCATTTGGAAAAGCATAATTCCAGACAGGCCATGTAAGTCCAACCAAATTAGATTTAATAGCCCACGGCCCATCTTGATAACCTTGTTTGACTATTGTACTTGTTATTTTAGCCCCCCAATTTTTAGGAATAGAAATGGTGTCTGTATCAGGATGATTTATTTGCCCGGTCACTTCTGCCCCTATTTCATCCATATACGGGAAAAGGATATTGTTTTTTATTTCTTTGTTCTCATACATGTTATTAACATCACCCATATATGCACCACAAATATGGAGAATGCCTGCTATCATACTTGTGCCGGATCTGGGAATGCCTGTTATGATAATTGGGTCTCTCATTTTTTATGTGTTTTCTTGATTTTGAAATAAGAATTATGATAAAGTTCTTCTTTTGTTACGGCAAAATGTAAATTATTTTTTGCTGCCACAACAGGAAAACTCAATTGATCCCTATACGTATGGTATTGTATTTCCCTCCACCAATCTAACATAGTTTCTTTGGTATCTATGGCATTATGGCGTCTTATTAGGATACCACATGCGTAAACAAGATTTGCCATGAAATCTACATACTCTTTTTGCTGTTTTTGTAAATCACTTATATTTGCCCTGCTGTGTTTAATACATAGTTTAAATTCAGTTTGTAAAGTGTGTTTCTTTGGGGGAAGGAACACCGCCATGTTTTGTTTTTCTACATATTGGAGTAGTTTAAGAATTGGTTTATGGACTATAAAGTTTGCATCCACCCAAATGCTAATATCATAGTCTGGTAAGAACTTGTGAGGAAATAGCTTTACTACTTTATCTATACGGTGGTAATTCTCAATTAACCGGACTTCCCATACATCAGAATACAGATTAGGATCGTCTGTAAAACAAATGTAATCCACCCCATCGTGTTTGTACGTAGGTGCAGATAGTTTATCATACCCATTAGAAATACCTGTATAGATTACTATTTTCATAACAATTGTTTCATTTGTTCGTAAAATACAAACGCCTCATCATCTACCCACTTACTAAAATCAGTAGTCATTGGCTTTGTATTTTTTCTTGTCTGATGATAGTTTCTTCCATTCATACCAACACCATGTTTAATTCCAATAGGAGGGGTAATAAACTCAACTTTAGATCCCATTTGGTTTGCTTGCCACAAATACAGATCAAAAGACCTTATATTGTCCGGGCAATCCAAATAACTTACGCCAGAAGAAACAGCAGTACAAAAAGCAGAACAATGAGATGGATTAGGAAATTTTTTGTACTCATTGTATTTGAGATAATAATAAGTTGTGCCCCTGACACCGAGCAAAGAAGGTTTACCATAAGCAACCCATTCATTTACCATCTCTTCTACATAAGTGGTTGGATAATAATCATCGTCTTCCATAAATATAATAAGATCAAACCCTTCTTCTAACAATTGGGAAATCCCTTGCTTATACCTATTTGACAAATCTATTTGTCCATTTGTGTTTTCATAATCCACTTTAAGCCACTTATCTGGTTGCCGGGTTTGCTTTGCAATTCGTTTTTGCAAAAAATCTAAAAACGGTTTTCTGTCTGGATTAGCAGTTGGTGTTAAAACAGCTACTTTAAGAGGTTGGTTGTTATTCTGTAAGAAATCTAAATCTTTGTAAACGCCTTCCCGTAACATAACATCATCCGGCATTTGTGATGCCTTCCATTCTTTTACAATAGTCTGGTAATTTTTTTGCAACACAGTATTAGCAGGATCTAAATTGGCAACGATCAGCATTCCAGTAGGATTTGTGTCAATCATTTTTATATCCAAATCCGGTCTATACTGTTTTAAAATAGGAACGATCTTCCATACATCCCCTGCCCATTTGATTGATTGTTTTGTCCGTTGCCCCTGTATAGGGTGTGCCGGAGCTACATCATCCAAAAC